GGGTACTCGTGATAGAACTAAAGGAAAATATCACAATAAAGGTACAGGATTACAACCCCATTCTGGACTCACTAAATCATATCCAAAGAAGAATAAAAGATCAGTTTGGAGTATAACAAATAAACCCTATAAAGGTAGTCATTTTGCAGTATTTCCACCTGATTTAATTAAACCTTGTATATTAGCAGGTAGTGAAGAAAATGATATTATTTTAGATCCATTTATGGGATCAGGTACAACTGCATTTGTAGCAAAAGAGTTGGGAAGAGATTACATAGGTTGCGAATTGCATGAAGATTATGGTAAACTAATACAGAAAAGATTACATGAAAGAAAAGTAAAGATAGTGCAATGACTGATAAGAAAGAACTACAATCTATTCATAGATTTTATAAAGATTGCGAACATGGATTTAGTACCCCTTATGGATACTATGCTGTTCCAGTTATGGGAAGTAAGACTAAATTAGCAATAGTACATGAAGGACAAATATTGAAATATTGTAGAAATGAATCATCTGCAAGAAATTATATTGCACAACACAGAAAGAGTAAATGATAATAACTGGTACGTCTAAACTGTCCCTATAATAACAATAACAATTTATTATGAAGTCCTCATTAGTTTTAAAAGAAATGAATGAATTGAAAGAATCTTGGAGAAAACAAGCATTTGTTTTTACAAGTGAACAATCTAAAAGATATACTGAACTATTAAAATTAAGAAGAGAAAGAGTGAAAGAAATGTTGAGTGATGATAAAGATAAATAAAATATAGTGTATAAATTATAAATGAAATCTTTTCAACAGTTTATTACTGAAGCAAAATATACTGGTTCTCATCAAGAACTTGATGACGTTAAAATGTCAAAACGTACTGACACTCCATTGAAGGTCGGTAGAATTGGTGATAATCGTAAAAAGTCAAGTGCTGAAAAGAAAAGAGTGAAAGCAGTAGGTGGAGGTAAAACTGCACCTGCTAAAACTTATAAAGATAGAAAAGATATTGGTACTAATAAACCAGTATCTAAAGTAAGACAACAACCAACTAAAGAAAGAGGGAGTGCTTCGTTATCACCTAGAGAGCAACAAAGAAAGGCAAGGGCAGAAAGATTAGCAGGTAAATCTAGTGGAAGTAGTAAGAAAGACTTGAAGAAAGCAGCAAATAAATTATTAACTAAAAAGAAAAAGACTGTTGACCCTAACTACAAACCACAGAAAGCTTCAGGATATACTGCACATGAAAGAAGAAAGATTAGAAGAGCAGGTGAAAGATTAGTGAGAGATATTCAAAAGAAAAAAGAGAAACCAATATCACATTACGACCCAAAAGTATAATAACTGGTACGTCTAAAGCGTTTGTATAGTGTACCTAGAAGCGTCTGTGATGGCGTTCTAATACCTTTTATGGTATAATTACTGTATTGATTGTTATTTAATGATTCAACTTCGTGAACATCAAGCAACAGTAATTGATGCTCTGCGTGAAAAGAATAAAGGTCAAATCATAGTTCCCACTGGTGGTGGTAAGACTATGTGCATGATTAAAGATGCAGAGCGTGAATTTAATAGTTGTGACTGGGACGTAATTTTAAAAGACCCAGATAGAAAAACCATTGTAATCGTTGCACCTAGAATATTATTAGCACAGCAATTATGTGAGGATTTTGTTAGTTATCTTGATACACACCCAATGCTTAAACATAAAGTATTGCACGTACATTCAGGAGAAACTCATCATCAAACAACAACAAATTGTGATGCTATTAAACAATGGGTGAAAGATAATTACAGATTTAATAAGTTAATATTCTCTACATATCATTCTCTTAATAGAATACAAGAGGCAGATATTGAGGTAGATACAATATATTTTGATGAAGCACATAATAGTGTTCAGAAACATTTTGTTGTGCCTACTGAATATTATTCAATGTATGCAAAGAGATGCTATTTCTTTACTGCAACTCCTAAACATTCTAAAACTCCACATAAAATAGGAATGAATGATGAGGACATTTATGGTAAAGTATTATGCAACATTCCCGCACCTGAATTAGTACAAAAGGGACACATATTACCACCTAAAGTGTTAATAAAGGAGATAGATGTTGTTGATGATAGCAGACATTCATGGGAGAAAGATTGCGACCACTTAATATCAACAATAGATGAAACAAATGTTAATAAGATATTAGTTTGTGCAAGAAAAACAAAACAGATTGTAGATTTAATGGCACAAACTGACTTTGTTAATGAAATGAATAGCAGAGGATATTCACTCCTCTATATTACAGCAAAGCATGGTGCATTTGTTGATGGTGATAAAGTTAATCGTGAAGATTTCTTCAATACTTTACATGAATGGGGAGAAGATAAGGAGAAAAGATTTATAGTTTTACATCACAGTATTCTATCTGAAGGTATTAATGTCAAAGGATTAGAGGCTGCTTTGTTCTTAAGAAATATGGATTATATTGGTATTTGTCAAACAATAGGTAGGGTAATTAGAAAAGGTGATGATACTAAAGCATACGGATTAGTGGTCGTTCCTTGTTATGATAGAGTAGGAATTAGCACCAGTAAGAGAATAAATGCTGTTGTAGATACAGTATTTAATAAAGGTGAACCAGCAATTAGCGTTGCTAGTAGATAGTAACTGGTACGTCTAAAGCGTTTGTATAGTGAGGGATCTAGTCAAACCTGACATTCTTTCTAGATCTAGTCAAACCTGACATTCCCTCTTTTATTCTTTGATTTGATTAACTATGCCAACTGCTACTGCTACTACTCGCAAGAGAAGAACCAGAAAAGCATCAGCAACAACAGTTAAGCAACCCAGAAAGTCCGCTTCTAAAGTAACACCAACACCAGTACAATCTGAACCAGTTGTTGTTAAGGAAGAAGTGAAATCAGTAGAGAAAGTGAGAAGAAACCTAAACCAATTAGATGGTTTTGAGTTAGCACTTCTCCCTCTAATCTACCTCGAAGGTTTTGCTAAACTTGTGTTAAAAATTGTTTAGATTTATACCCTAGAGGTCATATTTGACCTCTTTTTTATGTTATGATAGAATTATTATGAAGAACAAACACATTGAACACCCTGAAGATTCTATCCTTAATGGTAACTTATCTGTATTAGATTGGTTCATTAATGATGGTAATATTTCAACAAAGATTGATGGTTCTCCAGCAATAGTTTGGGGTACAAATCCTGCAAACAATAAATTCTTTGTAGGAACTAAATCAGTTTTTAATAAGAAACTAATAAAGATTAACCATGACCATAGACAAATTGACCAAAATCATCAAGGAAAAGTGGCAGATATTCTCCATAAGTGCCTTGACTATCTTCATCCTACAACTGGTATCTTCCAAGGTGATTTTATCGGTTTTGGTGGCGATTTTACTTTCTGTCCTAATACAATCACCTACGATTTCCCCGAAGAAGTCCACCAAGAAATCATAATTGCACCTCATACTTATTACATAGCAGAGAAAGATTTGAGAGATGCTGTTGCTTATCCACTAGAATATGATTTGGAAAGTGATGACAATGTTTTATATTGGCAGCCCAAAGTAACAATTAGTAGTGAAAGAGATAGTATAATCGAAAGATGCAAATTTGCAAGACAAATTGCAACTTTATGTGATTTCCCTAATGATAAACAAGTTAAGAAGATTGCACAGCAATTAAATACTTGTATTCGTGAAAGAATTGATATTGATGATATAACATTAGAAGCACTTGCTTATGATAACAATGTAGATATAAATGTGTATCGTTTGTGGAAATTAGTACAATCAATTAAGCATGATATGTTTGATTTAATCGAAAGATTTGATGATGTTGAATGTTATATTGATGATGAAGTATGTGACCATGAAGGTTATGTTATCGTTAATGAGTTTGGTACATTTAAGATAATTGATAGAGAATATTTTAGTTGTGCTAACTTTAATCGTGTTCGGTAACACAAACTGGTACGTCTAAAGCGTTTGTATAGTGAGGGGTCGAGTTAGTACCCACACCAAAGAGTCAAAGATGGGTGAAGCACCTCTTGACCGTTCCCCTCACCTTAATTCACATTTAATCGGAGAATTTATGACCGTTGCTTCAATTCCAACAATCGCAGTCTTCCCTGAAGAAAGACTTACTTTAGATCAGAAGATTGAAAAATGGACTTGGCAATTGTGTCGCTCTCTTGAAAAGAATTATGAGGATTATCATAGAAGAATGATAACATCTAATTCTGAAAGATATGAAGGAGAGTTATCACAATATGCCAAAGATCAGTTGGAAAGTTTAAACAATGGAACTGCTAATCTTATGAAGTTTCGTATGGAATTTGGTCGTAAGTATATTAAAATTATACAACAAGATTACGACACATTTCAAGATAGAAATGAATATAGAGATGGAAGTGTTCATGCCTTCATTGATAGATTAACAGGTGAAGTTTATAAACCTGCATCATGGAAATCTCCCGCTAAAATTGTTAGATTTGACCTACGGTTACTAACAGATAGAGCGAAACTTCATGATCCAGAGTTTACAGGTTGGGCAGGTGGATACTTATACTTAAGGTAACACATTGTGTCCTTAAGTATGACCCAAAACTGCTTAATTGTAAATTTGCTTAACATTTATCATGGCATTTAATCCTGAAGTCGCATTATTCAATCTTCTTGAAGATGCACAAACATCAGCAGAATTACTAGCAGTAATTGATGACTACCTCGCAGATAATGATGAGGTGTAAGTAACATTTAGGGGGTGCAATTCCCCCTCTTTTTATTCATTTAAGGAGGACAATTTTATGGGAAAACAATTAACAACAGAACAAAAAGATCAACTAATTGAACAATTTGTTGAGTTACAAACTGATAGTATGGATTTAGATACTATGG